ACTCAGGCTCCCGGGCCCCGGCATAATCGCCAGAACGGTCTGCCTGAATGCGGTAAAGCCCGATGCCCGGCATGACCACGTCGCGCCAGTCACCTTTACCTGTTTTCGAGTCTTTGACGTACATCGGCACGAGGTGGACAGGTTTGAGCAACGGATCCAGCTGGCGGGCGCGGCAGTAGTCAAGCGCCATCATTACCGATTCGTCTTTGGCGCCAGGATAGATGCTGTTCTTCAGCGCGCTCCAGGTGGAGACGTCGACGCCTATCTCCTGAAGCGACGTCGCTGTGATTGTTAATTCGTTTGCCATCGTTAATCCCCTCAAAAATTAAAACGGGCAGCCGGTACGGTGTTCCCAGTCGTATTCCGCCTGGGCGTATGCAACTGCCGAAATGAAATCGTTGTAGGCCTCGCCAGCTTTATCGCTGCGAAGTCCTTCGTATGGGCTGGAGTCAATCGGGATGGTGAAGTGGAAGAGGCCAGACGGCTCTTTTGGCATCATGTCGATGATTTGCTGCGCCCGGTCGTCGATCCACTTCTCTTTCTCGTCGGTGAGCTGCTGTTCAACCCAGAGCCGATCTTCGATGCGGTCGTAAGTTAGGTATGCGTTCATGGCTGAACTCCTGAAATATGGACGTGCGTCACCCGGCCGATTAAATCCAGCCTCGCGATTTAATTGAGAAAACTTGATTAATCAGCAAGCCAGCGCAGAATGTCATTAGCGCAGCGGCAACAACTAAGGTGACCAAATGCTTATTAATAAAAAACTGACAACACCGATGTACCCGAGCATAGAAATGGGCAAGCGCTCGAAGCTGAATCATTGGTTTGTGAGAGAAAAGGGAAGTGACCAGCCGCATGATCAGTCATGGTATGACTGGTGGAAGTCGCGATCGCTTGGCTTAGGCAAGAATGGTCATATTGCGTGGCGTTCTACGTGTATCGCAAGAAACGCACCTGACCCATTCAATCCGCCGGGTTCATTCGAGGTCGACTTCCAGGCACCTAACGGCAAGCTGTATCATCTGGAGTTTAAGCTTGCTCCTCACGGCCCAAACAAATAATGGGTTAATGACTCAATCCGCCGCCGCGGCCATCAAGATACACCTCAACCAGAAGCTCTCTGGTGAAGGTGCGCTCACAACCTCGGTGGAGGTAGAGCTTTCCGCGCTTATTGGCTGATGCCGTCCACATTCCATCTTTGTGCTTAACAAGCATGCCAGGCTGAACTGCACCGCGGTTAACTTCAACGTACCCGTAGTGGTGCATCATTTTTTACCCTCCACCTGAGCCAGTAAGCCAGCAACGTACATCTGCCAGCGGTTCAGCGTGACCTGCTCTCGCGGATTGGTTAGCGACGTTAGCCGCCATTCGTTATTATTCAGGGCACAGCGCTTTATGGTGTACTGCTTGCCGTTGTGAGTGACTGTCATGATGCCTCCCGGGCGCGCAGCATTGCGTCAGCCATTTTGTAAGACTGTTTCGCCAGCTCATCTTCTGCACCATCCAGACCACCGATGATGCATGGGCCGCCAGCTGTTGAGATATACCAGTGCATAGCCTTAGCTGCAAAGTAGTCACGCAACGTCATTCCCTGATTGCAATCCCTCCAAGCTGTGGCATCTGTCGCCTCCATAGGGAAGGCGTAGCCACCGTCGTTTTTCTTACTCATAAATCCTCTTGGCCTTATCGCGGCGAACGGAACGGTTAATACAAGACTTCTGCGCTAATGGGCGGTGGATGGCCGCCAGGTTAGATATCAAAAGCACCTCGTAAAGCACTTTTGATATCTCTTCCCGATGAAAAACGTCATGTCGCTAATACATAAAAAAAGGAGTTAAAATCACTTAATTACCAAGCGAGGAGTTTTTGATGGACGTTTTTTCTGGAATCACCTTGACGAAGCAAGCTTATGATTTATTGAAAGTAATTAAGGATGGGCGTGATCAAGCATTAGTAAAGCAAGCTGTGGGAGAGCTTTATGAAAAAATCACTGAGCTACAAATGCTTAATGCCGAGCTGGCTGCTTCCTTCGCACTTGAACAAGAAAAGGTCAAACAAGCTGAGGGTGAACTTGCAAAGCTAAAAGCATTTAAATCTCAGGCTGAAAATTACTCGCTCTTTACTACAGAAGGCGAAGCGACAATCTACAGGTCGAACCAACCTGCTGGCCAAAATAATGTGCACCATTTTTTATGCCCAAATTGCTTCCATAATTCGGTATTTGCAATGCTACAGCCGGGCACCAGAAATAGTGCTTCAGGCGGTTTTTTTGTTAACTATTGTCCTGTTTGCCAAAATGAATACCGGATGGCAAAAATACCCAGACGACCTCCTGTTTCCGTACCATCATCGTCAGGATGGTAAAACTGTAATAGCAGTGAATCTCATTTGAAATTGATTCACTGCTATAGCTACACTTTCTAAATGGCCTGAGCTCATCAACTGAGCACACTACCAGCCTTTCAAATTTGCTTTAGCAAATCTGGGAGTGCTAAAATTAAACAGGACGTGATGGCTTAGCCATTGAAAAAAACAAAAAAACCACCCACACCAGGTGGTTTTTTTGTCGACAAAAGATTAATATCCATGACGGATGTGATTACCAGTGCTTCTGAAAAGGTGAGCCATAAGCGGCGTTTCCACACGCATAATGTTTGCGAACATTTCGCGATGTGGATTAGCAACAGCTTCATGAAGAAGCCCCAATTCTCAAGGGTGGTGCCTTGAGAAGCCTTAGCACTTGGTAAGGTTAAGCCATCACGTCCATTGATGGGCTTGGTATCTGTTTTGGGTTATTCACAGGCGATAGATATTATCCCCTTACTCCTCATGCGGTAGGTAACTGCTCATAGGAGTTTAGGTTATGACGGTCTTGATACTAAAAGCGCTGTTCATTGCGATTCAAATCGCATTACTCGTTCTCGAAACGCAGTAATCCATGGAAGGGGGGCTTGCTCCCCGACCTTAAACGTAACTCGTCTCTTTTAACGTCATTTTCTCATCTAAACCCTACATTTTTCTTTAGTACCTTAATGCATTAGGTTCATTGAAACGGGTTAATTTACCTTTCTTTATCTCCCTACGATGTTATCAGTGGAACTATACTCATAACGCGTATAGATGCGGTCTATCCGCTCTAATGTTTCAACTTCATTGCTCCTCTGAGTTGAACCAACGCCAATTCCCTGCCAGTGTTGCCCGTTCTCACGCCGTTCTCGCTCTCGCGCGGGGATACTCTCTCACCGACCGGATCGCACCCGGTGATACAGCACGTTTACGTGTAGGGGTCTTAACAGGTCATTGACGCTGTAAATCTGCATGTTGTTAAAAAGCAGGCGACTTGCTGTCCGCCGCTGGCTAACTTCGCTCAGCTGTCGATGTTTCGTTTCGATGAGCTAATAATAGCTAAAGCGATTATTTGAGTCAATCGCCAAAACGATAATTATCATCGGTAAGGTGATAATAATATGATTGTTAAAGCGATTTTTATTGAAATTTATTTACGTGGAATGCTGATTTTTTTTGAAGGAGATGCGTATGGACCATAAAGAATGGGTTGATAAACTTCGTTGGCTAAGCCCGGAACAGATCGTTCAGATTCACTTTGGCCTTCAGGAGGATATCAAGAAATTTTACAAGCTGAGGGAAGAGGGCGATAACCTCGCAAGGGCCGAGCATTTATGCGAGCAGATGATAGCTCTATCTGAATTGGCGTTCCCAGCTTTGCGTCATGCTCATGACAAAAGGGTGGAAGAATACGAATCGTTAACTGGAAATAAATATCCCAGCGAATTTTATCCGCCGTCACATTATGGCTTCTCTCAGCTGTCAGTTATCCTAAAAAAAAGAAAGGACTACCAGCGCATAGAGGATATACGCGAGAAGCTGACTAAGGAGGGTTGGAGATGCTAGCCCGGCAACCGGGCTATGCGAAGCGCTTATAGTCGATGGACTGTCTGAGCAGCACCTTGGCCATCACGTAGAACGCGTCCTCATCCTCAGGTTCGACGTACCATTTTTCGTAAATCGGGTTATCGGATATTACTGCCAGTCTGTCGCGCTGCATCTGAAGTCGCTTAACATGGAGGGTTTTGCCGAATACAAATACATAAACCCCATCCCCGTCAAAATGCGTAACGCTGGTGTCAACGAAGATCTGATCGCCAGGCGAAATGGTGCCATCCATGCTGTCGCCATTAACGGTAATGACTTTAACGTGCGTAGCTGGCCGGTTGCCGAACAAAACGCGCGCCTGTTCAGTTGTGTATTCGATGGCCCGGATAGTTTCAATGAAATCGCTGGTAACCAATGTACCCGGCCCAGCACTGGCTTTAACGTCGAGTACATCCACCCGGTAAATCCCATTCAGGGACGGCTTAACTTGGTATAGCGCAGCTGTATCTCTGGCGCCACTGGCAGCCATTTCCCCTTCACCAGTAGAAAGCCATTCAGGGCGAACACCAAGCACAGAGGCGATCTCAACAGTCTTACGTGAGCCGTTCGCTTCCTTGAGTAGCTTATTAACGCTGGACTGAGCCATGCCGACATCTTTGGCTAATCGGCCCTGTGTATATCCAGCATGTTTCATTGCTTGCGCCAGGCGCTCCGAGAATCCCATATTCACCTCTATTAATGACTCCTTTAACTCTATCGCTCAAGCGATTATTTAGCAAAAAATCGCCTATGCGATTGACATTCGCTAAGGTGATAATCATAATCGCTTTAAACTGATAGCTGAGGTGATTATGAAGACCCCAACAATAGAGAAGAACTCCGCAGTAGAGAAAGCGATCGCCATCGCTGGCAGCCAGAAAGAACTGGCAAAACGTTGTGGTAAAGCCCAGTCCACTATCTGCGACTGGCTTAACGGCAAGAAACGCATCTCCCCAGTTCACGTGCCTGAACTGGTGAAAGCGGTTGGTGGTGAAATCCAGGCTCATGAATTCCGCCCGGACCTGCCGTCTATCTTTCCACACCCTGACAACCATGCCGCTTAACGGCGGACCTAATCACGAAAGGGAAAGCAATGCATTCACTTGCGTATAAACAAGGTAACAAATTTTCGCCAACGGCGATGATTTACCAGAATCGCCGGGAGCCTGAATCCGCGGCGTTAAATATCGATGGGATCCGCGCAGCAGTACGCGCCTGGGCAGCTGATTGCCGCAGCCGTGAATTTGTCGCCGCGCTGATTGTGGAAGAGTGGCGGGCAACCGGCGGCACCGGTCTGGATATCCCAACTGACTCGCACCGCCAGATGCAGAAAGTGTTTCGCTGGATCGATGGCGACACCGAATACGCCGCCAACAACATTCGACAGCTGGCCCCGGCAATTATGTCCGTCCTGCCTCTGGAGTACCGCAACCGCCTTGCGCCGCAGAACGACACGATGTCGCTGATCGCCTCTGCGATGAAAGAGTGTGCCGAAGCTAAGCAGGCCGTGCTGCTGGACGCTCCAGAGCATCAGAAGCTGAAAGAGGTGAGCGAGGGTATAGCGTCGCTGTTCCGCCTCATGCCGGAGCAGGTAGGTCCACTGATGACGATGGTAACGTCGATGCTGGGGGTCATGTGAGAACTACAGAAATGGCGAAAGCTGCGGTGCTCGAACACCAACAGCTTTCTGGTGCAAATCGTTTGGACTCTTTGCAGGAGTAAGTATGTCAAACACCGCCAAAGTAATCAAATTCCCTGCGCAGCAACCGGCGCAGCAGGAGAATCGCATGGCCGATCTGGAAAATGGCTATCTTCGCCTTGCTAACCAGATTCAGGATGCCCTGTGTTTCGTAGAGCTTTCGGGGCGTGAGTTCCGCGTGCTGAATGCTATTGTTCGCCTGACGTATGGCTGGTCCAAGAAAGAGGACCGGATCACCAACAGCCTCATTGCAGATAAAACCAGACTGGCCGTTAAGCACGTTTCTGAAGCTGTGCTCAGCCTGGCTTATCGCAACATCATCAAGATGCGCAGAATCGGGCAGACACGTTACATCGGGATCAACACGCTTCTGGATAGCTGGGCTTACACAAAGCCAAAATGTGCAAAGTGCCCGGTTAGTTTCCCGGTCGCTGAAGCAGTAACGCAGGTTATTACCATCCCTGAAATCGGGGATAGCGAAATCACCCCGCAAACCATCCCCAAAAACAGGGATAACCATCCCCAAAAACAAGGAGAGGTATCCCTGAAAACAGGGAACACCAAAGACATTCTTCCAAAGACAAATATAAAACCTAATACCCCCTCAAATCCCCCAAGGGTGAAGGACAAGTTTGATCCAATCGGTGTTGACGTTCCTGAGTGGCTAAACCAAACCGCCTGGCAGGAATGGGTTGCTTACCGCAAACAGTCTGGCAAGCCGATCAAAACTGAGCTGACCGTCACGAAGGCATTCAAGCTGCTGAAAGAGTGCCTCGAAGACGGACACAACCCGGTCGATGTGATCAACACCAGCATTGCGAACGGTTACCAGGGACTTTTTAAGCCGAAGTTCGCTGTCAAACCGGCCACCAAGCCGGATCTGGACTTTAACAACACTGACTGGGCCTATGGGGTGATGCGATGAAATCTCTTGCAGAGCAGATGCGTAACCACGACCGCGAGCAGATGAGCCGCATGGCCCATAACCTGCCAGAGCAGTACCAGGAGCGCGCGCCGGTCGAGCAGGTGGCGCAGGTATTCAACAAGCTGTTCAACGAGCTGCGCGCTGCGTTCCCGGCCAGCATGGCAAACTTCCGCACTCAGGACGACCTGAATGAATTCCGCCGTCAGTGGCTGCTGGCGTTTCAGGAGAACGGGATCCACTCAATGGTTCAGGTCGATGCTGGCATGCGCATTGCCCGCCGCCAGGAGCGCCCATTCCTGCCGTCGCCGGGCCAGTTCGTCGCCTGGTGCAAACAGAGCGGCGGGGCGCTGGGCATCGCCGTTGACCAGGTGATCGCCGAATACTGGGATTGGCGTAACCGTTCGTTCGAATTCACCTCCAGCGAGCAATTCCCCTGGTCGCAGCCGGTCATGTACCACATCTGCGTAGAACTGCGCCACCGAAGCACAGAGCGCCAGTTAACTCATGGTGAGCTGGCGCGCGAAGCGGGCGATCTGCTGGACATGTGGGAGAAGCGTGTCACTGAGGGTAAGCCAGTGCCGCCGGTACGCCGGGCAATTGCAGCACCGGCAGCCGAGCACGGGCCGACTCCTATCCAGTTGCTTCAGGCCAATTACAACCGCAACAAATCGAACGGGATGGTGTGAGATGAAAGGCAAACAAGTAATTCTACGTTATCTCGAAACGCACCGGACCTTCACCGCGAAGGATGTGGCCACAGAGTGTGGCATGACCATCAACTGCATCACGAAGAACGCCATCGATCTGGAGCGGGCCCGCAAGATAGTGCGCGTGATCAAGGTCTGGCGAACGGTGACTTATCGCCTGGCGACGCCGGAAGAGCAGGATGGTACCGCGCGCAGCTACACCAACGGAATATTTCAGGACTGCCCCACAGTCAGAATATGGAGATAATTTTGTTGCTTTATGGCTAAAAGTTTGGCTTCTTAATGCCAATAATGCTTATAAATGTTAATGACATTGTGTCCGCCGCGATCAATGCGGCGGAATAATACTTGGAAATCACGATTGTTGATTACTATTGTAATTATTAATATTTAGTACTTCATTACTGACTTTTAGTACTTCATTACTGACTTTTAGAGCTTCGGACATTGTGTTGGAAATGTCACTGACGTTTTTACCGACTCCATTACCCATATGGAGCATGTAAAGTTGATGCACGAGTAATTTAAGGTCTTTACTTTCATTTCTGAGATTGTCATTTGCAGTAGTTAGTATTGAAATACGCTGGCTTACAGATTGAATATCCTTCAAATTTTCATTTAGCTTAGCAAGTTCTTCAGCCTTTGTAAGTATTTCATCTTCTAACTTAGTTAAGTTAATGCTAGCTGACTCAATTTTTTGAGTCAGTGATTCATTTTCAGAACTTAGTCTATCATTAGCTTTTTGTGTATTTTCTATCGTGGCTGAAAGGGTGTCAAAGGCTGACTGAAGGTCTTCGATATTTCTTTCGGCTGTGATACTCTTAGCCCTGCTTTCATCTTGCTTAGCTTTTATTTCTAATTCGGTGGATAATTTTTTATTTTCATAGATCACTTCTGCTTCAATTGTATCTGATTTCGCTTTCAGTTGGGTCTGAGTTAGAATCTCATTGTTTTCTATTTTTTTATTAATGGCTGATTTGTGTATGAAATCCAAGCCGATGGATATGTAAGGACTCAAGCAAACTAAGAAAATTGTTGAAACTAATGGAAGCCAGATAGTAGTGGCGTGAGGTATGTCATAAATGAAAATAGTATTGCTGGGCATTGACTTTATATAATCAATACGATCAATTATATTCTTTTTTGAATATATTAGAATGGAAATTCTATCCCAGTTAAAAATACACCAAGAAGTTAGATATGCAAAGAAAATAGGATTGTTGAACCTATCGGAAATGGCGTTTTGGAATTGTTTTGCTCCTGATAATAATGAGATTTTTTCGTTTTGTGACGTAGGGACCGAATCTTTTGAAATGTCGTTGCTCATATCATCTCTTAGTGTGATCATAAGTTACTAATTTGACTGCGTATTTATACATCTGTACCGATTAACTAACAAGCACTTTCTTTATTAAGTCATTTCCCTTTTTATAACTATGAAATCTCCTAAATCATTGATTGAAGATACTATTTTAATTAAATCGAATAGCTTCTGCTATATCAGGAGGTTACCGTCGGATGCATCAGCGATGATCCCGCATGGTCACGTGCCGGTACCGTTAGAGCCGATAGAATACATGATCGTCAATGGGTTCGAGTCAGAGCCAGAAGAGAGCTTTAGCGATGCGGAGGTGTGGGAAGAATACGAATCCATATGTGGATGCCAGCAGGCGGCGCATCGGGCGAAGCTGTGCTGGGCTGCGATGGTTAAAGCCGCACCTAAGTATGATGCAAACAAACAATTAAGCTGACCAATATGATAGAGAGAAGAGGCGGCATTGCGCCGCCTCATGTAAACGGCAATTAAATTTTCTTACCAGTAAACTGATGATTTTCTCTTTTGCCTTGTGATGGCAAGTCAAAGAAGAGATAGTTTCGCTCGGCAAACTCTGTAATGCCAACCTTCGCAAAATTTTGCTGTGCGTATGAGAACCCCTGATTGAGGATGTTGACGATACCTTGAGTTGTTGCCCTTGTATCCTCAGATAGAGAGTACTGCGCTATCTTTGGATTTCCCGCTTGATTGGTAAGGTTTACATCCAGATACACTCTGGTAAAGCCATTTGGCGTAACCCCCGTTGATACAGAAAACGAATTTACTGTGTATTTAGCCATGCGAACTCCTTTTTACAGTTTTTATATATTCCAACACATCAATCTACTCTTTGATTTTCAAGAATCAAGCAGCCATAATAATGTTATCGGAGTCTGAACAACTCCGGTGACTTCTGCGCATTTAAGGGGACTTAAATGCGACCACAATCTGAACTCCTCACCTTGTCACAGATGCAGAAATGCACCTGCGATTTTCTGTATTCTGCGGTTTCCGTTAAGGGGGCCGTATGACTCTGCCAGTAGACGGTATCAAACTCCATCGAGGCAACTTCGCGGCCATCGGCCAGCAGATTCAGCCATTGCTTGATGCCGGGCAATGTTTTCGCCTGCATGTTAAGCCGTGGCGCGAGAAGCGCAGCCTGTCGCAAAACGCGCTCAGCCACATGTGGTACACGGAAATCAGCGAATACCTGATTAAATCCGGGCGTACTGACGCTACTCCTGAGTGGGTTAAGCGCAACCTAAAAAAGACCTACCTCGGCTGCGAAGAGGTGACTTACACCGATTTCATCACCGGCGAGAAAACCACGACGTGGGAGCCACGCCACACCGCCGACCTCGATACCGGTGAAATGCATATCTTCCTGGTGAAGGTTGAAATGTGGTGCGCCCAGTTCGGCCTGGCCCTGACAATTCCGAACGGCTGCGAGTATCAGCAGCTGCGCGATAAGCAGGAGGCTTGATGTCTACTCCACTATCCCGCGTCATCACCAACGAAATCTTCCGCGTTCCGGCGCGCCGCCAGCGCAAGCCCGCGGTTAAGCCGTCCGACATCCCGACCATGAAAGACTACACTGCCCGCCTGGTGGATAAGAAATGGCTACGTCTCGCGGCACGGAGGGCGCATGGCTAAGTTACCGCGCCGCAAGTGCGCCCATAAATCCTGTCGCCAGTGGTTCCAACCGCAACGCAATGGGCAGGTAGTTTGCAGCTTCGAGTGCGCCAGCGCGATCGGCAAAGAACAGACCGCAAAAGCCCGTGAAGCCGCTATGCAGAAGGAAGCGCAGCGCCAGCGCACCGAAGAGAAGGCAGGCCGTCAGCGGCGCGCTGCACGACGCAACGAGCTGAAACCTATCCGTCACTGGGTGCAGATGACTCAGCGTGCTTTCAATGACTGGCGGCGCGAAATGCTACTGGCCACCGGGCGCGGCTGTATCTCCTGCGGAACCAAGACCGCGTTTGCCTGGCATGCCGGGCATTACCGCACCACGGCCGCCGCGCCACAACTCCGCTTTAACCCGGACAATATCTGGCTCCAGTGCCCCGCCTGCAATGTTCACAAATCCGGGAACATTGAGGCATACCGCGCCGCCCTGGTCGAACTGATCGGCGAAGAGCGCGTGCTGGCGCTGGAATCCAACAATGAAACCCACCGTTACACCCGTGAAGAACTGGATGGCATCCGCGCCAAGGCCAGGGCAGATCTTCGCGCACTCAAACAGCAGGAGGCAGCATGAAGCCAGAAACGATCGAGATACTCCGAGCGCGCTGGCAGCACCTCCGGATTTACCGCCGCCCGGGCTCCGTGCTGGTGGATTACCGCATTCTCCGTAACTTCGTTCGTATCTATCAACCTGCAGGAGCCGCACAATGAACAATCAGCACCTCGAGTACGTACGTCAGCAGCTCATTGTGGCGACCGCAGATCTGAGCGGAGCGACGAAAGGGCAACTGGTAGCTTTCGCCGAAAACACACAATTCACCGCGACGGCGCGCAGCCGGGGCCGGAAAAAGGTATTCGACAAGGATAAGCAGCGCATGGTCAACCCGGAAGGCCCGCCGATGAGCGGCAGCCAGTCCCGCGCCAAGGGATCATCCATCGCTCTGGTGGGGCCCGTTGAGTTCGTGACAGCATCGTGGCGCCGCGCCGTGCTATCGCTGGAAGAGCACCAGAAAGCGTGGCTGCTGTGGAACTACAGCGAAAATATCCGCTTCGAGTACCAGGTGGCGATAACCCAGTGGGCTTGGGCCGAGTTCAGGGAGCAGCTCGGCGCGAAGAAGGTGGCCGGCAAAACGATGGATCGGCTGAAGAAACTGATATGGCTGGCGGCGCAGGACGTGAAAGCGGAACTGGCAGGGCGTGAGACGTACGAATACCAAGCGATTGCCGAATTGGTCGGGGTAACTCCAAAGAACTGGTCTGAGACGTTTACGGACCGCTGGGTGGAAATGAAGCGTATCTTTCTGCGCTTAGATATGGGAGCGTTATTGCAGGTTATGAGATCACGTTCACAACAAAAGGCGACAAATTTAGATGGAAGTCTTGCAAAACTGGATTAGAAGGATTATATTTCGCATAAATTTGATATCTTGTCATTATTGTATGCATTGATAGTTAACGAATTCAAAGCCACTGGTGTTAACCAGTGGCTTTTTAGCTTCTAGCTAAGCCAATAAGAGTTGGAAGTGAATGAAATGTTTTTGACGACAAAGAATTTACTTAGCTCATTTAAAATTTTCTGAAGATTCGAGTTGTCTATAACAACATTAAAGGCATGTATATCAACTGCCATGTACTTGCATTTGACATAGTCAGAATTGGCCAGGCCTTTTGATACATTTTGAATTTTCTTTGGGAGCATAGTATTCGTTATGATTGCTTTGAATATCTGTGCATGGATGCTTTTCATGCGGAAATTATAAAACTTTATGGTCATCACTATTATCCTTTTTCTTAAGTATTTATATTATTAGTATCGGCTCATAGGCTAAAAAATTCAGTACTTATTGTAGAATTGTTAAAAATTTATATGTTATTGTATTTTAGTGCTTTTTTAACATAAGGTGCTTAAGCAATTATGTTTTGCTATTAATTATACCCTTCGATACCACGTCGTGCCGCCATGTAAGTGAATGAGTAGAGGTTCGACTCCTTTAACGGGTACCAAAAATCCAGCCAGAGTATCTTCAGCCGCAGAACTGATATTGCCACACCCTCATATTCCCGCCGTAAGCGGTTTTTTTTATTTCAGGCCTCGGGGCATCATCGACACGCCTACTTGTTAAATCGTCCCGACGGACAGACCCTTTTCAAACACACAGCACCCGCTAATTACGCGAGGTGAGAGTATGTATCGCATGGACAAACTAACCACCGGTGCTGCTTACGGCGCTTCAGCCGGTAGCATCCTAAACGGCATGCTGAATGCCTACAGTCCCGAGCAGTGGAACGCTATCGG